CCACCGATGAAGTCGATGTTATCTGCAAGACCTTCTTTAGCGTCGTTGTAGACAGCTTCCATGACCAAGAACTGCTCGACCTCAAAGATCTCAGCCAACTTAGCATCTGTGATCAGAGCAGTGTTAGCAACAGTAGCACCACCGTTCAAACGAGAGAGGATGTCTGGGTGGTTCACGAGGATGTCACGTACCGCTTTACCAACAACCATACAGTTTGGCTTGTAACCACCAGACTTAAGCTGCATCGCACGACGAGCGTTAGTCACGTCAACGATTGGTGTAGAGTTCGTGTAGTCAGACCACAGGTTAGCAGGAGTAGCTTCTGTACCCCAAACGCCAGCCTTGAAGAATGTGTCAGCCCAACGGACTTCACGGTCAATGAGGATCTTTTCGATCAGGACGTTAGCACCCTGCGAACGGGTCTCAAGCATTGTGTCTTCGTTAGCAAGCTCCTGCTCTGAGAAGTCCATACCGAGTCCGCGTACGTCTGCGAAGTAGTTGTCATTCGAGAGGGCCATACCAACACGGTTTACTTCAGTACGTGGCGCAAGCACCTTAACGTCACCGTGACGAAGACCTTCACGGCCATACTTGTAGAACTTGTTGGACTGCTTGTCAACAGAGATAGTGCCGAACACTTTGTCTGCTACGAAGTTAGATGTTTCCTGAGCATAAGCAATGGTCAGGTTAGTCAGAGGCACATCAATGTGTACCTGCGATGGTGTCAACATAGGCATAGTATAGTTTTCCTTTCAAACAGCTTACGCAGAAGCGTTGCCGCCTTGGATGAGTTCGATTTCGATAACCTGTGCAGTAACACCAGCTTCACGAGCGTAGCCCATGATGATGTCACCTGTGGTTGCGTCTACAGCACGACCAGTTGCGTCAGTAGCAACAGCGCCACCAGCGGTAACAGTGCCACCAGCTTCTACCATAACAGAGCCAGTCATTACGACTGTTACTGCACGAGCAGCAGCGCCTTCAACGAGCAGAACGCCTACGCAGTTCTCACCAGCCGAGTCAGCCAGATCAACAACGTTACCAGCTTCAAGAGTTACGAATTTGAATTGTGCCGCAGACAGGTCTTCACCAGCGACGAAAGTGCGTGTGTCACGCGATTGCATAGTAGCCATGAGTTATTCTCCTTTGTAGGCTTTAGCGATAAGGGACTTGCCTTCTTCAGTCTTAGCGACAGCCGCATAAGCCTTGGCGTAATCCTTTTTGGTAAGTCCATGCTCTTCCATGTGAGACTTAACCATATGTTCAACTTTATCAGATGCAGAGGAGAACTCTCCGTCTACGTCTGCTTTACCGAACTCTTCCATTTTGTCTGCAAACGCTTTGTCCGCAGCAGCAAGAGCTTCCATCAACATATCTACTTCGTCCATCTTAGACACAGCAGACAGCAGACCTTTTGCAGCCTCAACAGAGAAATGCGGAAGGACTTCTTCAGCTTTCTTAGTTAGGGCCATATCAGCTTTCTCAATCTCAGCAGATTCCAATGCCTTAAGAATAGGCGCTGGGATATCAGCCTTATTGATTTGCTCACCTTCGTACTCGACGAACTCCTCTGGAGCTTTCTTTTCGATGGATTCAGCAGCGATAATGTAACCTTCGTCAATTAGACCCTTGCGGAGACGCTCATTCTCTAAGGTGAGCTTCTCAGCGTCAGCCTTAAGAGTTTCGATCTCAGCATTGGGTTCTTCAGCAGGGTCAGCTTCTTCAGCCTTCTCTACGCCATAACCCAAAGCCTTCATGGCCTCATCTTTACCGCACGAGTGCTTCTCCATGTAAGCCTTGAGCTTCGCGTCTTGTTCATCAGTCATCTTATTGATGTCCTTTGTGTTGTGGGTATCGTCCCGTTTGAAAAGAGTAACCATCGCTTCTGCATTGGCTGGACGATCAACCAAAGATAGCTCCTCTAGTTGTAGTTCGAGCAACTCAGTCGCCATTGTACTCTCCTTTGACCGCACGACCCCCAATACTGAAGGCTGCGAGTTCTCCACTTTTAACCTTAGCCCAGACCTCATCGTCATAGACCTTAAAAGCAACTAGCCAACCTTCACGGTCAGCCTCTAGCCCGACGGATTTATTGATCTCATTAGTGCAGGGCCACGAGTGAACCACTACACCTACTTGATCTCCATCGTGCATCTCTTTACCTACACGCACATGCTCCATGAAGTTATTCACGGCCTTTACGAGCGTATTAGGTTTAATTACGTCACCCTGACGATCCACTACAGGTTCGCCTTTCTCGGTGATAACAGAGGCCCATCCGTAGACTAGCCTCTGCTCTTCATCAGACTTGAGGATTTGACCCTCGACGCCTTTTGTCATTTGTCCCACAGAGGTTCCTTTCGACCACATACGACAAGACCAGTATCGGGCGCTAGTCTTGTCTGTTGCTGTATCACATGAATGACGAGACCTGAAGTTAGCACGAGCCTTGGGATCGTCCCTTCGGATTTCCATGTTAGGATCACCGAAGGTAACTTTCTTGGTCTTGTCACCGTCCTTGACGTAGACCCCGAACTTCTTTGAGCTACCATTAGGTAATCGGAAAGGTTTGTTCAGGGGCTTGTCAGCTTTATTGATTTCATCCTCTGTTGGGAGGGTATCTGGATCATACATTAGTTATTCCTACAACAATGCTGGTATTAAGGCTGCATTAGCCAGTTGGGCAGATTCAGCAGCAGTTAGGCCGCTTGTATCCCTTTCGATAACAACAGCCCTTGTGGAGACCTCCAACCTGAGAAAAGCGTCATAACCTGATGTCTGCTCAAACAAGGGAGTGTCAGGATCACGAGGGAACAAGTTACCTGCAACAATGATCTCCCCATCATCCGAAGGCATCTTGATACGCCAACCTAAGTCGTTCCTACAGAAGAAATAGGGAGCAATAGTCTGACCTCCCCCAACATTATCTCCACCAGTTGCGTCAAAAGCTGGAGGGTACTTAGCATTATCCCCTTGAACAATCCACTCTTTCCATGCGCTGTATATCTCTGTCTGAGCGTCAAAAGAGCCAATGCTGGGCAAGGTTATGTGTAGGTTAGCGCCATCAAAAGTTGCATCTGCCATTACGGGTTCCTATAGTTTCTGTCTACCCGTTGTTGAATTGGAAGTGTCAGGTTAGACGATGTATCAGCACCCTCAATCTTTTGGTACTCGTACCCAAGGGAATGAACAACAATATCCACACTTGAAGCTGAAATGTTGGCAGTAAAGGTTGTGCCACTATTCTCTACACCTGCAAGTTCTGTTGTAGTTCCTGCATTAAACACACGGACCTCTGAGTTAGATTGTAGGCCAGTTAGAATGAGTGTTGAGACGGTTGTTGTGCCGCTAGTATCAATGGTAGTACCTACAATAAGCCCCCCGTTAGATAGGGTCACTGTGCCTGTGGTTGTAATGTCACCTGTGTATGTTGCACCACTTACGACTAAATCCCAGTCGCTTAAATCAAACGCGGTGCCTGATAAAATTAAATCTTCGCCGTAAGCCATGTTCGCGGTCTGATCTAGCTGATATTGATAATAATCATAAAGGCTTTGCGCATTGTGGTCCGATGTGATTGTCGCCGTGCTGGTGGCAAAGTTCAATGCGATTCCAGTGATTGCAGCCGCTTGCGCCTCTGTTGATGCAAGCCGCGAGTTTACGGAGAGACGAACTTCCTGCTTGATTGGCTCACTTACTGCACTTTGAAACCCTAGATAGGTATAACCATATTTTCTAATTCTTATATCAAAGGGTGTTTTGTTTGAAGAGGGCGCGTTGTTTTGATACTTACTAAAAACAGTTACAATTTCACTAACTGCACCGCTTGAACTTGTGCGTATAGCATCTTGTATAGCTCCATCTACGTTGTAAATTGCAGTTTTAACACCTGTCAACCCTGTGCCGCCTGTATCTGTCAAAGTGTAGCTTACACTTTTAGCTTGGAATACATAACCGCTACCGCTGTCTGTAATATCTGCATCTGTAAAGGTAGTGCAGTCAATGAGGGTTGCGCCTCCATTGTTAGCGCCTGCCAGAAAAACTACCGTGTCTAGCGAATCTAAATCAAACACGGTATCTCTAAAGATACCCGTATAACTTTGGAACGTCTTAAATGCCGCCAAACCGTTAGCAAACTGTGCGTTGGAAACTGGACGCACAAAGGTAGCTCGTATACTCCAAGCTGTGGTTAAGTTTGCATTGCCTCTAAACTTAGTATCCACTAACTCACTAGCTGAATGATAAAAAGCACCACCAATAGGCCCGTCCCAAATTGAGCCGATCATCCTTACTGGCCCAGTGCCGCGCATAAATGCCCAATTAGCGGCGGTGCTTGTGTAGTTTTTAATGTAACATCCGTAAAAATTAAAGATAGGCCCATTAGATACTTCCGAACCACCATTGCCGAAAACATCGGAGTTTGCACTGGGTTTTGTGCTGTTTAGAGATATGTAACAACCCTGCCTTGTGATTGTTGAGTCGTTTGCTTCTCCGCCGGTTAGCCTGCCGAATTGAACAGCACAACCATTCGCAGCGTTCCATGCGTCATAACCGCCTGTGT